CATGATTGAGTTCGACCCGCACCACCGTATCGACTTGACCGGCCCTTGGGCCGGTTTTTCTTTCCTCGGCGATCGATTGATCACGCCTGAGGGCCGTGAACTGTTCCCGGAAGATTTGGCCTGGCTGTCGCTCACCGCCTGCCAAGCGCAGGAATGGCGCCGGATGATGGAAGCTGCACGTTCGGCACCGTCGATCGACAGTTCCAAAAATGTTCGCAATCGCGACGCCGGCATTCGCCATCATCCTGCCACTGTCGTCAATCTTCGGGACGTTGTGAGCCAGCGCAAAAAGCGTTCGGCGGTGGCGATGGCTGGAGCCGACGCCGAGCCGCCAGCGGCAGTCCTGCCGGTACCGGGGCCGATACGCCGCGAGCGCGTGTGAGGCGTTTCCGTAGGGGCGCCGCCCCTACACCCCGATTCACCGCTCTCGGCAACGCAGCCAGCCCCCTGAGCGCGACATAACCTGTTCCCATCCGTTCGGCAACCTCCGCATCGCCTGACCGCCAATGCAAGCCATTCCTGAGCGCTTGGCTGCATCCGTACCCATCGCAGGCAATGCAACCACCTCAGTCGATGGCTTAGGGCGTCCCGCCTGCCTGGACTCGCCTTGAAGGACATCGGCCTCCAGCCCGTCACAAAGCGGCTTCATTCCTGGGTGCGGGTGATTGGGCCAGCGGTACTGGTCACAGTTGAACGGCGTAGTGCCAGCCGCCATTGAGTTGTGTGCAGCCCTTGGCGCAGCTGGGATTGGCTTTGGCGCTGGCCCCCTTGCAGAGTGGATCTGCTGCGCCGACGCGACACCGGTCGATGCGAGTAACAGGCATATGACCCCAAGTCGAATATCCATATTCCCCCTCCAGATTCCGGGGAATCCTACTTGATTTCAGTCATTTGCGTGACGCATCACGCCTTGCGGCGCGAGAAGGCCCAATCCATCCATCGGGCAACCCAGTAGTGAAGATCTAGATACCGGTTCATGCCCCGAGTATAGGCCGACGCTGCGCCTCTGTCAGAAGCTGGCCGGGTACGGCTTCGACTCTGGGAATGTCCCCATCGGGCGATCACCGACGCGCACCAGCGTGCTTCCGTTCGCGGTAGGCGTGCCCTGACCGCCACTGACGCGGACGCCGGCGCCGGCCTCACTCCCTGCGGTCGCAAGGCCCGCGCCCGCGCTCGCGTCGTCTAGGCGATATAGGCGCGAATCCACATCACGTTGCGGCGCCTGACGCGGCCATGCGGTGGCTATAACGGTGAAATCCTCGGCGGTCAGCTTGGCCCCGTAGGCGAACACGCGCACGCGGTAGCCCATCGCAATGAGGGCATCAAAGCTCAGCTGATCGGCGGTGTTGTTGCTGCTGTCTACCCACTCGACCATGCCGACCTGGCGCTCACCGAACGACGCCGTAAGCGCCAGCCGGATGCGGTTTGCTTTCGACAGCTGGGCGACGTAGCGCTGCTCAGGACTGAGCTTCGCCAGCGGATCGGGTTCGGCCTTCTTGACGGGCACTCCGGGCACCTGCGGCGCCGGGTTGGCGGTAGCGGACGCCTCCGCCTTCATGCCCGGCAGATCGTCTTTCTTCTCTTCCTCCGGAACCAAGCCGCCACCGGTCATGAAAAAGCCGATGAAGACCGCCGCACCGACGATGCCGATGATGCCGAAAATCGACCCTTTCAGCGCCAGCGCCTTCCAGATATTGGTGCCGCCTTCCTCGTATACCTCGGTGTTTTCTGACCCCACGGCGTAGCCGTGGTAGAGCGGGTAAATCTCCGGGTCGTACTTCTCTGTCTTACCCCCTACCCGCTCATATTTGCCCGGCGAAGTGGTGTGGAAGAACGTCACCCGATAGCGGTTTTTCATGCCGACCGCAGTGAGCTTCTGGAAGACGTTCTTACGCTCGATGCGCGCACGCACAGCCTGATGCACGCGGTTGATCCACTGAGTCATGATCACCGCATCGCCGCCATTCTGGCCGAGCAGCGCCCAGAAGTTCTCCACGGCATCGGGCAACGGCTGGCGCTGCGCCACGTAGAACTCGTGGACCTCATCGATGACACACAGCGAGTCCTTGAACTGATCTGGGATGCACCACTGGCCGGTGGCGTCATCCTTGTAGCAGGCAAACGTACTGGCGACGTCCTTGGTATCCACCAGCGTGAGCAGCTGATGCACCTCATCCACTGGCATGTCCAGGTACTCGGCGATGCGCTCATGGTTCAGGCCGTTGAGGCGAGCGAACACCCGTCGCCCTTTCTTGATCGTCGGCAGAATGTGGTTCTTTACCGCGTCGTAGCTCTTGCCTGCGCGCGGCACGCCTTCGTTGAAAACGAGCATGTCACCATTTCCCCAAGGTCAGAATTTTGCGGGTGATCTTGAACGCGATCCCCAGTGCGATGACCGCCAAGCACTCGCCGATGCGGAAGGTCTGGACAAACCAGCCCACGGTGGAACCGGCGTTTCCCAGCAGCGCGCCAATGCTGTACTGCTGCATGAAATCTGGAACCGGCAGGCGCTCAAACGCCATGACCACCAGTTCAAGAACGGCCTTGATGGCAAGGATGATCAGGTCATTGAAGAACTGAACGATCGCATCCCAGAACCGTTCAATCTGCTTGCGAAACCACGTAGTAAGGTCTTGCAGCCATCCGGCCTGAGCGGTCACGAAAGCGGCAAAGTTCATCATGTGAGCGCGATCTCCCCGGCCTTGTATGCGGCCATCGCCAGCAGCACCCAGCCGATCAGCTGCAACAGCGCGAAGATGGCGCCGCTACAGTGCAGGTCGAACGTCATGGCCTCCCAGTACGCCGACGCTGGAACCGTGAACACCGGGCAGCTACCTCCCACGGAAACCGTAAAGAATCGCTTTGTCGCGTCGATGATCGGCGCCTTCTTCACCCGCTGCTCAAACTCGGCGTAGACCTTGGGAATGGTCAGGTTCTTGTCATGCTCGTAAAGCGGCCCACCATCCTCTCCGGGCGCACCTGGGCCATCCCCATCGCCGTCACCCTCCCCCGGGCCGGGGCCGGGTCCAGTACCACCGCCGCCGTCACCACCGCCATCATCGCCACCGCCGTCACCATCGCCCGGACCGGTACCGCCACCGCCATCGCCGCCACCCGGATTGGTTCCGCCGCCGCCATCACCATCGCCGCCACCGGGATTAGTGCCGCCCCCGTCGCCACCACCAGTTTCACCCCCGCCGCCACCCGGATCGGTGCCGTCTCCTGCAGGGGTTGGCGCTGGGGCATCGGATGTTGTGCAGGTTGCGCCCGTAGGGCTGTAGGAATAGCCTGCCGCGCCTTGCGGATCGAGCGAGCTGGTGTACATGCAGCCCCGTTCGCATACGTTGACCGAGGCCGATGTTTCACCGCCTGCCCAGCCGAACTCTTCAGGCCGTGCGCTGCACTTGGTCTTCCACGCGCGCTTGCTCGACGCGGTTCGCCCAGTGGATGCAGTCGAGCGCCGGATAAAACCCACGTAAGCATTGCCCTCAGCCTCGACCATGGGAACCCACACAATGCCACCAGCGGCGTTTGAAACTTGCGCCTGATCCGCAGCAGCAGCCGAGGCGGCGGCGTAGGCCTCGCCTTCGTCGTCACACTCAGCATATGCAATGCCTCTGACGGCAGGGCAATCAGCAGCCTGAGTCGGCAGCGCCATCCCAATGCTCAATACCAAACCCAGCGCTATTAGCCACCTCATCGCGCATCCAGCCCGATGGCCGCTGCAATGCCACACAGCGCGCTTAGCAGCCCGGCAAACAGGCACAGGATCATCCGACCCTCCGAGCGATGAAGAACCGCGCCACCTTCGGTGCAGCCCACAGGCAGAACTTTATCTGCGCGTACAGCGCTGCGGCCCCCAGGACGGCCAGCGCAGCCGTTGCGGGCTGCAGCGAGGCCATGATGCTTTCAAAGTCCATACGCCCTCCCAATAGAAAGGGGCAGGTTTCCCTGCCCCACCCTGCCCCCTCGCATTAACGGCCGAAGAAGCCCGCCACCTTCTTTGCTGCCCAGCTGGAGAAGCCGACCAGCGCGATCAGCGCCGCCGCGGCGACGATGGCAGTGGTGGCCGAGGCGACGGACAGGCCGTCCAGAATTCCGCTGAAATCCATGGTGATGCTCCTTTCATGAGTGGATGGGTTACCGGTGGGTGTTGAAGAACGACGCCACGGAACCGGCGATCCGGGCGACGACGAAGAAGAAGAGAATCAGCGCCATCGGCGACACCGCCCACACGGCCAACTGTTCCTTGCTGGGCGGTTGGAACGCCTCGGCAATCAGGCTCACAGTGGATGCCTCTGCGCTGCTCATCAGTACGTACCCCGCGCACTGATCGACGGGCTGACCGGTTGGGATCAGCGTTCCGTCCTCCCCGAAAGCAACGCAGAGGCCCATGGCTTAGGCCTGTCCTGCCGGACGCGGTGCGGCCTTGGGCATCGCACGCAGCGCGGTGAACTTGCTCAGTGACAGAACGCCCTTGTTGACCTGTGCCATGGCGGCCACGTCCAACTCGTATTCGCCCTCGGCGAACGGCTGCTGACCCTTGTCCAGGCGCACATCGAACGGATAGGCAAAGCCTGCCGTTTCAAGCTTGGCTTTCTGCTTGCGGGTGGTGTATTCCACGCTCTCGCCTGCATCGTTCTTGAAGCTGCCGCCGCGCTCATCAACGCTGGACGACAGGACGGTGACCTTGATGACGTTCTGGATCATTTCGTTACCCCTTCTGGGTTGGCTGTACGGCCGCGATTTCGGGCCAGTGCGCTGCTGTGTCACCTGTGACCCACTTCGGCAGCGATGGCGAAGTGCAGGATTCGATTACCGCCCGCAACGCCTGATCGTCAGGGCAGTTCTTGGCGATGAAATTGAGGGCCGCACCGTACTGGCGACGGATGTGGCGGCGGACGCTCTTCCACGTCGCTTCAACAGCGGCTTTCGTGATTTCGATGCGCGTGGCAACGCAGCGCAGAAAGGACAGGACCGGATAGGCACCCAGCAGGTAGGACGCCGGATCACGCAGAATGTCGAGCGGCAATTCCTTGCGGTTGGAGTTGCGGAACTGCGCTTCGTAGCGCACCCAAGGCGAACTCTTGTCGCCCTGCTCCCTGCCCTTTTCATAGACGCGCAGCTGCTTTTCCGACTTCTTGCCGCCGACGTAGAACGTCTTGCCGTCCCCGCTGTCGTAGTCGTCCACTAGCTGCGCCTTGGGGCGCTGACCACGGTTGTCGAAGTCGCCAGCGGCGTACCACTTCTGCGCCATGCGCAACGGGTAGTCGCCCACCAGGTCATCGGCGCACACGTCCACACGGGTGATCCTTCCGGCGCAGCTTTCGAGCTTCGCTCGAAGCTCCAGCCACCGCTGCGCATGGCCGCAGCGCGCTGCGCCTATCGCCTTGCACCCATCACCGGTTAGCTCGATGCGAGCGGTATACGTGCCATCGGCACGGCGGCAATCCTCACCTCCCAGTTCGATCATGCCGACGAACTTCTTGGCCGCGTCGATGATCTTGATTCGCCACGTGTAGAAGCGACCACCGCACACGGTTTCATCAAGTTCAAGGCCCAGTCCGGCGAAGAACCAGCAGAACACCTGCAGGGCCGCGATGCGGGCGTTATCCGGCGAGAACTCGATCCACTGCCGGACCTCTTCGAAGCTGTCGCCATCACGGAACGCGAGTTCGTCCAGCGCTGCGCGCAGATCGATGGAGGCGGAGAACCAGTCAATGCCGACCGTCAGGGTTCCCTCGGGGTTCCTGAATTCACTGACTCCCCTGTTAGACGAGGGGAGTCCCGACCCGGCCAGCACCGCGCGATCACCGACCATTGGAGCGATCCTTCCGGAGATTCCACAGGCGACGAAGCGCCAGCCATGCCTGTTCGATGACGATGGAGACGACAGCCACACCGAGAACGAGCGCGACAAACACAGCGCACGCCGTGAGGCCCATATCGAACTCGGCCAGTTCGGCGAAGGAGGGATACCTGCTCATGCGGCGCGCTCCTGCTCTTCGGCGAACGTGGCTGCGGCCAGCAGATCGCCACGCTTGGTGGCGGCAATCTCAGCCCGTGCGAGTGCGATGACCTGGGCTTCGCGGGACTGCTGCGAGGCGGTGTAATCACGCCGATCCAGCAGCCACGAAACGAGCTTTGCGCAGCCGATGGAGAAGGCCACGATGGCCCCCAACAGCGCGAAGGTAATGAGCGGATCGATCATCCCTGTCCCCTGCCCCAAGCCCCCCAAGAGGACCCGCCAGCAGCCTTGGGGTGCCGTTGGCGGGTGTCCCGTGTGTACGGGACGGAGAGCATGTAACCTGATTACGGGACACGCTGTCAACTAGGTACGGGACATGAGCATCGTTAGCACCCTGATCGACAAGGCTCGGCAGAGGGCGGGAATCGCGTCAGATAGCGCCTTGGCGGCGCAATTTGGTGTGCACCGGCAAGCGGTGTCGAAGTGGCGCAATGGGGATGCCTATCCCGATGAAGAGCACATCGCAGAGATGGCCGTCATGGCCGGTGACGATCCTGTGCAGTGGCTTGTAGCCATCAAAGCAATCCGAGCGGAAGGTAAAGCTGGCAAGGCATGGGCGGCGCTCGCCAAGAGGCTTGCGACAGCTGCAATGGTGGTGCTGCTTGCTGTTGGCTTCACCCTGCCCCACCGGGCGCAGGCGGCCGTCACTGGTCTTGATAAGGCCACGGTCTATACATTATGCGAAATGCCGTATCTGGCCTGATACGGTTCGTGGGCTCCGCGTGGCAATGGCTCCGGCTCTGGCTTGGTGATGATGGCTGAGGTAGCTCTCTGGGCCTCGACCGCTCGGAATGCTTCGACTGCCGTGAAATCCAGCGTCATCTAACTAGCCGAAGTCCTCAGAATTCACCGGGAACGGCAGTTGGGCATGGGCAATCCCGATTCCGGCGCCGAGCAGTACGTGCCCTTGAAGTGCCTTGTTTTGAGTTCACTGGATGTCGAAGGTCCATGCACAGAACTGGCCCCGGGAACATGCAAGCAAAAGCGCCGCCGGCGAAGCAGGTCAGTCACCGGGCGCTGGGATTCTAGCTATGCTCTGTGAAGCAACTACTTCTCCGCTCTCGGATGGGCAAATTGTAGTTGGAGCCAACAAAGCTTTGCCAGATGCTGAAGTTTGTCGGTTGATCTCGCCAGCCACGACGAAGGTGCCAAGAATCGCCAGAAGCAGCGTGATCAGCCCAAATCCACGAACAATGACGATCAGTAAGGGCTGCCCCTTGACACTGAATCGGTGGCGGGCATAGATCAGGGCAGAGGCCATTCCGGCGGAAAGTCCCAGCACCGCGCATGCCCACGGGCCGATGACGCGCAAGGCAGTTGGCATGGAGCTGTGCATAACGATGAACGCTCCACCAAGCACTGCCAAACCTAGCGTGAGGCCCTTCATCAGTTCTAGAAAGTCCCGCAGTTCCTTCTCAAAATCATCGTCCTTTGTAGTGACCTTGGGGGCGGCGCTGGAGTTGTCACCGTGGCCCCATGAAGTGGCACTACTTGGCCGCTGATTCACCTTTCTCTTCTTGCCCATTCGTGCGTACTTCTGGAAGTTGAAAGGCATTCATCGGCCGAAATCGCGCTACCTTGAGGCTATATTCGACGAATGCACGGCCCGCAGATGTTCGGTCCAAAGGGCGAAACGTCCGCCTCAAGAGCTGTGACGCTGGAATCAGGCCGCAATAGACCCTCCCCTTGCCCGCGCTCAGCATTGGGTCGTGTATTCGCTAACAGGGAAAGGGCCTGACATGGCGACTGAGATGAACACGTTTTACTCAGCTGGGCCACACACGGGCGCCCAGGCGACATCGCAACTGGGCAGAGCATTCCCAGCTTCGGTCGGGCGGCAGTTGAATTGAGGCTGTTAGCCATTGAAATTGCTTGGTCGTCAGGGGCGGGCTGCTTTTGGCACACCGCTGCCGAACGGCTGCTTAGGGTCGCATTACGCCCAGCTTCTCGAGCCAGGTGACTGCCACAACGGAAACGCCCCAGATCCCACAGCTGTCCGCCCGTATTTCCCCACAAGGACGCCCGCGATTTCCAGATCTCCCCCAAAGATGCCCTTGATTCCTGGATCCGCACCTAAGACGCCCTCGATTTCTGGCTCCACATCCAGCTCGCCCTTGAGTTCCCAACTGCGCACCTGATCGGTCAGAGCTTGTCGCCTGCACTTCCCAGTTCCGCCAGTCGCGACATTGGTCGCAAGAACAATTAGACGAGATCTCGGGCCTGAACGTGCGAACAGTTCAGCGGGTTGAGCAGGACTACAACACCGCGACTTCCCTGGGTGACGCGCCACGCCCCGCTCCACCTGCTCAAGCGCGTCGCTCGCCCCCTGACCAAGCTTTGACCTTAACTGGGCGTCGGTGACTCCCTCCCGTTCTGGTCGGCATCTGGGCCTTGTAGCGGCTCAAGCGCTGAGCTATAACGCCTTAGCCAGTCGCTATAAAGCGCCGGTGTTGTGCCCGCATAGCCAATAGGCTCCGGGTGCCCGAGGTCCACCCAATGGGGGCACGGGAATCCTTCGATTCCGGAGCCATCCATGACCGCCAAACGCCGCAGATCCCTTCGCACTTCTGCCTTCTACGCCCAATCGGGCCGTTGCTTCTATTGCGGCCTGCCGATGTGGCTCACTGCACCCTCAGAGCTCGGGCTGAAGGCCAGTAAGGCCCGAGCCTTTCAATGCACCGCCGAGCACCTGGTGGCCCAACAGGACGGGGGCAGAGACGTGTCCGGGAACGTGGTGGCCGCGCATAGCCGGTGCAACCAGGGCAGGCACCAGCGGAAGGGACCAGCCCCTTCCGCTGAAGCGTTCCGGGCGCTGGTTCAGACGCGGCTGGCAATGGGGAGATGGTGGTCCCGACTGCCATCAGGGATTGCACGTGCTTCCGTATGGCCAATTGAATTGAATCTTTGCAAGGAATCGGCAGCTGCTTGCCTGATTCGCTAGTCCACACTAGTGGCGCCCGGTTGCGGTGCTAGAACGGCGAGTCTGCTGCGAAATGGTCGCGCATTGGGCCTAACAAGGTCTGCGACCCTGTCAACACGTCCGAGAATTCCACCTGTCGCCACCTTCTCGTTCCAATATCGTTCCATCCACTCGGCTTTATCCAGGATCTTACCCGGAGCGCCTAGCAGCCTCTTGGCGATGAAATGCCGGATGAGAGCGGCCTGGCTATCGAGAATCACGACGCCCGCCCTTGGATTAGAGTCATAAGCGCTGTACGAGATCAGATAGTGGACATAGTGGCGGTCTGGCTCTTCGTCATCCCACGTCAACAGGTTGCTTAACCCCGCAGCGCGAGCATCCGATCGCACCTCTTCGCTCACGAGCACCATGGGATTGCGTGCTTCCTTACATTCCATGCGATAGGCGTCCAGCATCGCCGGTCCGAAGATCATCTGAGAATCATGATGAATGCTTCCAACTGTGAGCCCTCCACGTATCAATATATCAACCACTAGCAGGTTCTCGGCCAACATTCTGATGCAGCTCAGGATGTCGGCAAGGCCAGCAGGAGAGCGGCTGCTTGATATGACGATGCAGTCGCTGAAGTAAGTGAACAAAAGTCCTGTTGCTGGGTTGCAGCACGCTGTGTTCTTTAGTCTGTCGATGGCCTCTGCTATTTCATCAAGCTTGCTCATGTCGGCTGCCGACTCTTGGACAAGTGCGGAGAACCCGAGCATGTCGATGAAGGCGACGTACTTATCTTGGTAGAGCATGAAGAACTCCTTAGATGGTCGTGCCCATGGTGCCGAGGGCGGTTCCATTTGACCAGCGGGTGCGGGGCACGTCATAGGCCATGGAGCAATGTCAGCGACCTGGCTCGCGCACTAGTCTCGCAGAGGCTTGTTACGGCGCATCTTCGCATCGGATAGAAGCGAGCGAACGAGAGAGTTGAAGTCCATCCTGGCCCTAAAAGTTTCCTTCACCCTTGGTTAAACGAATGTCCGCTTTCGGTCAGAAGCGGACCAAAGTAGCCGGTGCTCTTCGCAGCCCGTACGCGACTTGGAGTCATATCATCAATCTGTATCAGGGCTCAGACCTAAGTGCCTGATGGTCCAATTCAGCGACACTATCCAGCTTCGGCGTCATCGCACACTTCGGGATACAGCCAGCGCGATCCGCTTATGGAACCAACCGCACTGTGCCTTACTCTTAAGGAACATTGCCAACGGCAACCTTCGGCAATTGAATTTAGAGAATCCGGGCGGTTCATCCCGCGCGGCCCGTTAATGTCTACAGCTGTGGAGTTGTGAATGGCAGAAGATCAAGGTGGTGAAGAGGTAATTAGGGAGATAGGGAAGGCGCTAGCCCTTGCGTCTGAGCTTGATCCACAAATTGTTAGATCGCTTCGCTCCGCGATTGTTCAGGCGATGTCTGATTACGAGGACGACACGAATGCACAAGCTGCAGCCGCACTTGCGGCGGTTCTCGATTTTAGACCTGTGACGACCCAAGACGCCCTCTCGCAAACCTTGGGTGAGATCGGGAAGCTGGTCCAAGGTCTCACCGGACTGGAGGACGTTCATTACACTGTTGAGACACCAGAAGGTCGCCGAGTTCGCTCAATCCGGTCACATCTACCAACTGTATCACCCCAGCGTTTGACGGATCACGAGCAGGCAGATCTTGAGGCCTATATCGCTCGATATCTGCCACCGGACGACCCTCGCGAGGAACACGCGCCACGAGGACCGCGACT